CCAAACACCTGCTTGGGTGCCGTTGGTGGGCAGTTCAATTCGAAGATTTGATGAATACGTGCTCATGGTGTATTTCCTTTAAACGGCAGTTTAGGGGCTCAAAGCCCGCAACTCAGCAAGGGTGGCGCAGTTATCGGCCAGAAGAGGGAGGTCGCGCAGTCTTTGTTTTTCGGCCACGATTGCAGCAGTATCCGCGCCAGATTCTAGTGCCCGCTGAAACGCCACATCCTGCGTCTCAAGCAAAGCGGTTCTTTCATATCGAAGGCGGTCTTTGGTGAGCAGCTTTGCTTTGTTGAAGTTCACTGTCACAACGCCATCAATGTGCTCCCATGCGTTAAAAAAATCGTTGTCGTCATTGGGAAGCGTATCCCCGTCAACAATAAAACTCTGTACGCCAGCGGGAATGTCTTTGGCTTGTACTTGTTCAATTGGAATGTCCCCTGTAGGAACACAAACGGACACACCGCCCTGCGCATTGGTATAGATAATTACATTTGCCATTTTGAATACACCACTGGTTGTCGGTTATCTGAAACAAGCTACGTTCATACGAGCGCTGTTAAATAAACCCGCGCCCCCTACACTCAGCATCTGTACCGCAGACGCCGTTTGCGTGCCCCCTGCTGCAACCCAGGTATAGCTGTTGTTAAAAGTCGTATTTTCGCCAGTAATCACACACGCATAGTTTGCGTCCGCCAATGCGCTAGAAAAATTAACTGTGTAATCACCTGTGCCATTGCGCGTCACACTGCTTACGTTAAATTGTGCGCGGATGGTTCCAGGTGATGTGGTGCCGTTAAAGTTAACCCATGCTTTAGCTGCGTTGGTTGCAGTCGTGGCCAAGGTTGCCAAGGTTGCGTTGGTGGCTGAAGACGCAAAGGTTGCGTTGGTGGCTGAACTTGCTGATGAAGCAAAAGTTGCGTTGGTGGCTGAAGACGCAAAGGTTGCGTTGGTGGCTGAAGACGCAAAGGTTGCGTTGGTGGCAAAACCTGCGTTGGTGGCGGAAGCAGCCGAGCCTGAAATGCTGATACCCCAAGTGCCAGAGTTGTAAACAACTTGGTTTCCGCCAACTACATACAGGTTGCCAGCAAAATACCCGCGACCATTGTCGGAGTCCAAGAACCATCGTGCCGTGCCGCCGGATGCGCCATACAGACCCCAAAGATCAGATGGCGCTCCTGCGGGGTTTCCAACTGCGCGCCCCGAACCGGTATAGGTATACCCAATGCCATACATATTTCCAAGAGTTGTCGTGCCTGGGACGTAAGCGCCGCCAATTGAATAAATTGCTCCAGAGGTTGAGACGGTTTCAATGCCAGAACTGTATTGCCCGTTCAAATACCCCGCGCCTGCGGCGGAACGATAGATTGGGCTGCTTGTGTTTAAGTATGTTGCGTTTGTTGCGTTGGTTGAAGTGGTTGCAAAAGTTGCATTGGTGGCAAACCCTGCGTTGGTGGCTGCGCTGGCATTGGTAGCGGACGAAGCAAAAGTTGCGTTGGTGGCTGATGAAGCAAAAGTTGCATTGGTGGCTGAAGATGCGCTGTCGGCAACGCGTGCAGAGTCCACACGAATCCCATATGTATTAGCGCCGTTCCACCCCATTAAAGTGGGATGAGTGCCTGACCAAGGATAAGTGGCGTTAGTGTTACTTACCGCCGTACCGCTCGGACTTGTGCTGTTGGAAGCGTCAAAGATAACGTGGTTATTTCCGTAGTTCTTCCACGCCAACTGACCGACAACCGCTGAGACTGTTCCGTTTGTGGCCCAGTTACTTTGGGTTGATGTTAGGTTTGTTGCGTTAGTGGCAAAGCCTGCGTTGGTGGCTGCGCTGGCGTTGGTGGCTGAACCTGCCGATGTGGCAAAAGTTGCGTTGGTAGCCGCGCCTGCGTTGGTAGCCGATCCTGCACTGGTAGCAAAAGTGGCGTTGGTGGCAAAACCTGCATTGGTGGCTGCGCCTGCATTGGTGGCCGTAGTGGCCAGGGTAGCAAGCGTCGCCAGAGTCGCAAGCGTAGCCGTAGTGGCCAATGTCGCGTTGGTAGCAGAGCTTGCGAAAGTTGCATTGGTTGCGGACGAAGCAAAAGTGGCGTTGGTAGCCGAACCTGCTGCAATGCTGGACTGGGCAAGCCAAGTGGGGGCTGCTGCCCCGTTGCTTTGCAAAACCTGCCCGGAGGTGCCCGCCACTGAGTACGCATGGGCCGTACCCGTACCGTATCCAACACCCCCGTTTGTCGCCGTCGCCGTGGAGTTTGTGCCGCCGTTGGCAATTGGGAGGGTGCCGCTTACTGCCGTGGCCAGACCAACCTTGCCCCAGCTTGGGGCTGCGCCCACGCCACCAGAGATCAAGGCATTGCCAACTGCTACGTCTGCGAGTTTGGCCAGAGAAGACGTTGTATCCGCATACAACAAATCTCCCACAGCGTAGGATGTCTGTCCAGTGCCGCCCAGAGGAGCAGACACTGCCGTAAAACCTGTAGCCAATGAACCCGCAGCAAGCGCTCCGGTTCCAGTAATTCCCGTGTAAGAACCGCTGAGTCTCGAAGTTCCCAACGTGCCAGATGAGATGTTGCTTGCGTTGGTCGTGTCCGTAGTGGCTGAAGCTGCAAGACCCGACACCGCCCCAGCAGCGATGGCAATGGCTGTGTTGGTGGCCGTAGTGACTTGGCCCTGGGCGTTGATCGCCATGACCGGGACAGAACTTGCCGTGCCGTAGGTAGCCGCTGTAACACCTGTGGTGGCAATGTTGAACGTGTAGGTGGGGGATTCAGACAGCCCCGTCCCTGCGGTGTAAGTGATGGGCGCAGAAAACTGCTGGAAAACAATCGCGGTTGTGCCAACAACTATAGGGGGCGCGGTCTGTTGTACCCAAGCGGTGTTAACATTTGCTGTGCCGCTGGTTACCAAGAAAAAGTCACCCTCGTCGATCTGGTCAACTCCGGTTCCAACGGTATCAAAGTCGGTTGCCCGAGTCAGAATGTATGGTGCTCCCGCAGAGCCAACCTGCGTGACCGTGTACACACCGTTGTTTGCTTGCGCGGCTTCGTTCTTCACCAATATCCGGTTTGAAACAACTGTGAGGGTTGAGTCCACAGACAAAGCGCCATTGGCGTTTGCCGTGAGCGTTGCCCCCACCCCAGATGCGCCGTTGTTGTATGTGTTTGCTGGTAGCGCTGTGGTAGTCGCCAAATCCACAGCTTCGTGGAAGTGGATGCCAGACGCAATGGCGTCGGCGTACTGTTTGTTGACAATGTCTGTGTTGTTAACCGGGGTTGTAGAAACTGTTCCCGCAGTGATGTTGGCCGTGCTGATGTTGGCCGTGCTGGTGCCCAGTGTGCCGATGTCGAGAACGTCAACAGCCAGCCCAGCCGCGCTCAAATAAACCGACCGCGAAGATGGGTAGGTTACAAAGACATTCTTTGTGCCAACGCCAAAGGAAACCAACGAACCTGCATTGCTGGAGGACAGCACTGTGGTACGGGACAGGCTTGGGCCTGCCGAAGTGTACGTACCAATACCAACTTCCCAGTCACCTGCGGTCAGGTCAACAATGGTGTAGTACGTGGTGTTACCGTTGCCAATGGTGGAAAACGACTGGTACCCAAGAACCGCCCCATTAAGCGTAACAGTACCCGTCCCAGTGGTTCCCGTTATTTCCTGTACCCTGTCTTTTACTACAAGTGCCATTTGTGCCTCTTACGGTTGGGTTTTAACAGTCTGCCAAGTGGTTGACTGCGCGGTATTCACTTCTGCCCAGCCTGCTGTCTGTGCTGCGTTGATTGTCCCCCAACCCGCCGTTTGCGCATCGTTGATGATTTCCCACAAGAATCGGGCGAGGATTACATCTGCCCCCACTGCGCTTTCTTGTATGGTAGCAAGAAAGACGGCTGAAGCCAAGAGTGAATCCAAGGCGGCGGCGGTTTCGTTAACCTCCGCACCAAAGGTAGATGGTGCCACCAATACGCTGTCAGCCCCTGCGGCTGTTTCAGCTACCGCCACCCCAAACCCAGCAGCGGCGGCAATGGAGTTCAAAGCTGTGGCTGTTTCATCCAACGTTGAAAACAAGACGCCATTGGCGCTGACAGTATCCAAAGCCGCTGCCAACTCTTGAATGAACACGGTGTACTCAAGGCCCGCAATCAGCAAATCCGCTGCTGTGGCCGTTTCGGGGGTTGCCGCTACAAAATTTGCTTGGGCTGAATACAGGTCAGACACACTGACAGTATCTGCATACACCCCCTCAAAAGTTGCCGCAGCAGCCGCCACATCCGAAGCAGTTGCTGCATCCTCAAAGTACGCCGGGAACACCACCAAAGCTGAAGGCGTATCCAATGCAGTGGTGGTCTCTGCTATAGCTGCGCTGAAGTCAGACTCTGCAACAACAAGGTTCTCTCCGACGGCGATTTCTTCCAAAATCAAAGGCGCAAACAACGCCACCGCACTGACCGCTGTGTCTGATGCCGTTACCGCCTCATCAACTGCGCTATCGTAAATAGCGCCAGCCCCCGCTAGAGCAGCAAAGGGTGCGGCGGCAAATGCGGAAGTGCCGAACACAAAGGATTACGCAGCGTCAAGGCTGAACGTGTAGGTCACATTCAACGTGTCGCCGCTCACCACGGTACGGTCGCCAGGAGACTGGAAATCGGCTTCAGAGAACAAAACCCCCGAAGTGCCGCTGCTCACAGTGCACAGGAACGCGCCTGCGACAACACCACCAGAGCTTGTGATACTGAACGAAGAAGGCGAAGCAGAGTTGCTGATGACGGACGGATCGGCAGTTGTGGCCGTACCAAAAGTCACAGCCTTACGGGAGCCACTGTAGTTGGTGAACTCCGTCCATGCTTTAGACGCCAAGGTGTCAGTGGCTGCGTATGTCGTGCCAGAACCGGGGCCGGTTACCAACCCCAGGAAGAACGCCGCAGTGTAGGTGCTGCCTTTGAAGTACTGGGTGTTCATGTCTTGCAGCCCCTCGTTGACCACGAGGTTGTGCATCTTGTCTTCCCACTTCACGTTGCCGTCTTTGTCCAAGCACTGAACGTGGAACACACCGCCGCCACGAGCGCCGTTTTGCAAGGCCGTGCCAGCAACCAGACCCGCAGTTACGGTATCGGTAGATTGAGCTTTTTCGTTGAACATAGGGTGCTCCTTAAACAAGTCGAATGAGTGCCGATGTGCTTGTGTTTGCAGGCATCGTCACGGTGAAAGTGTTGACAGACGTTTTGTTACTGCCGAAGTCCAAAACGCACACAGCGCCGTTGGCCCCTGCCTTGTAAATCAAAGCGCCCCTGGCAGTGATTACGCCCGTCCAAGACGGCGAAGAAAAGTTGATGAACACAATGCTGCCAGAAGACGCCAACTCAGTGCCAATCGTTGCAGTAACCACGGACCCCGTTGGCGAGTAATTGCCCCCAGATGATTCACCGTCCGTAGTGTACGCGGTGGTATTCTGGTCAAGTGTGGCGGCATTGGTATACAGCGCCAGACGAAACGTGTCTGTCGCAAAATTGATCGTGCCGTTTGCCAGCCCCGAACGAAGCGTGTTGCAACTGTAGTTGCCCGTGAACGCCATCAGCGAACCCCACTATTCTGGGGCAGAGGCGACTGGCGATACTGCCCACTGCGGTACGCATCGCTGCGCTCCAGCCCATCGCCCAGACGCTGTGCCAATGCAAGTGCTTCCTTGTATTTGCCGTCATACAAAGCGATCAAGTCTTGCTCACCCTTCATGAAGGTGTACGCCTCAACCAAAGACCCATACAACAGCACACTGTCAAAGTTGTCACCAAGCCACGTTTGGCCAGAAGCCGCCGTGGTGATGGAAGTTGGGTAGTAGTAATAGTGCAACTCAACGTCATATACCGCATCTGGCGTGGGGCCGAGGATAAATGACAACTCGTTGGTGATTACAGGAGACGCCTCGTTTGTGGTTGTTGGTCCAAACAATGCGTAGTACTTGGGGGTTGCTGTGTCGGTGGCTTTGGGGTACGCCTGCCGGATGAAGTTCACGTCCTTGTTGAGCAAAAACTCTTGCCCATCAGCGGTTATGACCGCCAACGAAAACGTGGAAAGAAAGTCTATCGGGCACGACAAATACTTGTTGCCCGTGGACGTTAACCCCGTCACGTTTTTACGCAGTGATGGGAATTGAACCGAGTTGTATATACGCTGTTCCGCTTGCGTGATGAAAGTGTTAATCTGTGTCGTTGCAGACACAGTACTCCCCACCGTTGCCGGAGGTACAGGGGCCAGATATACATCGGGAAACTGGTTCTCCGTGTACGTCTGAATTGTGTTATACAACTCGGTGTAGTTCATGCCATCGGGCCTCTGGCCATCTTGCCTTTGGTCTGCGCTTTACCGCCACGCACCACAATACCAGAGGTCTTCATGGGCGGGTAGTCCTGGCTGCGCGTGTTGGCCACAGCCACGTTTGCTTTGCGCATCGTCTCTTTGGCTGGCTCTTCGCCAACAATCACGTTGGCCACTTTTTTGGGTACCTTGTACGTTGCCATATCAGCCTCCACGGCCAGGGCTGCGCTGGTTCATGACCTTGGCCATGTTGCGCCCGTATTTGAGCATGTCGCCGTTGGTCTTGCCGCCAGCCTTAAGCTTGGTCATTGGCTTGCCAGGGTGCATCTTTTTCTCATGCTTATGCACCGCGCCTGCGATCATCTTCTTGTCTTGTGCCAAGTCTTTCTTGTCCATCTTCGACTCCTTATGTCGTTGCTACCGTAACTGTACCCAATTGCACGTTCAAAACCAAGTTATTTGGTGTCAAAGCGGCATCAAAAAATTCTGAACCCCCGACAGGTGTCCAGCCCCACTGAAAAATCCTGCTGCCCCCGCTGAGAATCCCCTGCGCATCAGCCGCCGAACTGTTGGTCAACACGATCTGCAAACCTGTTCGGCCAGACACTTTGTAGCTGATGTCGGGCCGGGGGTCTCTAATCCCTTGCGGGTCATCCACCGGGTACATGCCCAGTTGCAACTGCGGCTGATCCGGGTCCCAACACTGGGGGCACACCTTGAGATCATATACCTTGGTCTTGACAACTTCTTTGCGCAGCGTGGTTAATTTGAAGCGAAACCCGCAACGGTCGCACTCCGCAATTGAATTCTTGCCAGACGCAAACCTGTTACCCATTAAGTGCCGCCCCCAATGAACATCTGCCTGGGCACAAGCCGCAGCGCTGCACGTTCTTGGTCTTCATCCGCAGCCGTCATCCAGGCTTCGTCGTACTGTTGTTTGAGCACGCCCAGGCGCTCCATGCCACCGGGCACTTTGAGCGCAATGTAGTAGGCCAGACCTGCTGCCATGCAAGGAACAAACCGGAAGGGCACATCCATGACGTTCACGCCACCGCCAGCATCCTGCACCCGGCGCATGCGCCAATACACAAACTGGTAGGTCTGAGAGCCGTCAGGTGTGGGCCACACAGTGACACGGGGGGCGTTGTTGACACGGATGGGGTTGCCCGCCGCAGGGGTCTGCTGGGTCGTGCCGATCTGTGCACGAAACACGTTACTAAGGGTATTCCCCGAGATGTAGTTGTAAAACACCGTCTCGGTGCCGCCAGCAGTCACGATGTCCACATAGCCAATGGCGGGGAGCCCGACAACGGAGCTCAACGTGATCGTTGCCGCAGTCAAATCTTGGGACACAAACGTCGAAGCGGTGGTGGCCACCTGCCCGTCCAAGCGCTGATACCAGACCTGGATGGGCCGAGCTTGGTTAAGTTTGTTGGGGATGGTTGCGTAGGTGGACACGCTGATGCGTGTGATGGTCAAGTCCGCTTGGTTGGACAGGATGTTGGCATTGGTGCGGATTACATGGTCGAGCAAATCCACGGTGTCGTTTGGTACGGCGTAGGTGTTCAGCCCTTGTGTCAGGGTGATCGTCCCCTGCTCAAACGTCCACATGTTGACGCCGCGGTTGGCCCAGTCAGCAAACAGTAAGTTCAGGGATCGACGCGCTGTTCGCAGGTCATACCCCGTGCGCATCTCTGAACCCGCACGTTCAAATGCCTCCTCGACCAACTCGGTGAGGTCGAGGTTAAAGCCTGATTGTCCAGAGGTGACTGCCATATCAGTAGAACTCGTCCATCATTTGGGGAACAGCTTGCTGCCCACCAAACCCTCCACGCCGCCCTTGCAACATCGACGCCAAGCCTTGCAGCCCCATTTGCCCACCGTAGCCACCGCCCATGCGGCCACCATAACCGCCGCCGTAGCCACCACGACCGCCGCCGTAGCCACCGCCACCACCGTATCCGCCACGACCGCCGCCGTATCCGCCACGACCGCCAAAATCAGGCATGCCCATCCTGTTGTCTATGCGGGGGCCGGGAAGCTGCCGTTGCATAAAGTCACCAATACCGATTTCTGAAGCCACCTGCTCTGAGCCGGGTTGCTGTGGCATTACCGCAGCCCGCATGTCACCTTGGGTAGCTTGGTCTCGCTGCATCTGGTACATGTCCTGTTGGGTAGCCTGCTCGTACATCCGCTGTTGCCGAGCTTGGTCTTGCATGTTCCGCTGTTGCTGCATCTGGTCAATGTTGCCGTATGGGTTTTGCCCCATCTGTCCTTGTTGTCCTTGCGGCTGTTGGAACCCGCGCAGCTTGCCCTGCAAGTCTTGCAACTGCTGGTACATGGGCGCTTTCTGCATGTACTCGTTCATCTGACGACCAAGGTCTTGCTCCTGCTTCTGGTACGCCTGGAAGTCCGGGTTGTTCATGTACGAGGGCTGCTGGCCCATTGGTTGCGGCATCTGGTTGGGAGCGCCAAGTTGTCCCATTTGCTCCCCGACCTCGCGCCCCATTGAGCGATAGTCTTGCTGTTGCCCCATTTGTTGCTGCTGCTGAAACTGATTCATCCCATAGCCGGGACTGGACAGGGCCCCCATCCCACCAAACGGGTTTTGCATCTGTTGCATGCCATACGGCTGTTGTTGCTGCATGCCAAACGGCTGGGGCTGCGCAGACGCGTTGCCCATACCCCCGCCTTGGTTCTGAGAACCAAAGTTGGACATGTACGGTTGCGCGTAGGAGGGGACACCCCCGCCCGGCTGCGCCGATGCGTTGCCCATGGGTTGTTGCCCCATGCCGCCTGAACCGCCTACACTTCCTGCTCCGCCTGCCATTATCGGTACCCCGCTGTTTTCTTCGCAATGCTTTTGGGTTGCGCCACAAACTGTTTACCTGCCGCTTTACCCGCCCGCTTGGCCTTGGTAGTGGCAGCGTACTCAGAAGGACTGAGCGCCTTGATTGCCGCTTCTGGCAAATACCGCTCCCCCGTCTTTGACGAAGGCTTCCCCGACTTGGTGCGCCACTTCTGATCGCCCCAGTTTTTAAGGGAAGTCTGCGGTGCTTTCATTCAAAGTCTTCAGCGGTCAAACCAGCATCTTCAAGTGCCAACTCTTCTAAAATTTCGTCCGTGCCACAAGTGCAAGGGCCATCTTCCATCACGGCGCAATCGTCCATATGTCTTTTAATCACGATAACCTCCTCCAGCCGCCTTGTATTTCTTGGCGACAAGTTGTGCTTTACGGGCTGACCATTGCCCCGCGCCCGTGCCATGAGTTGCTGCGGCTTTTACCTGAGACACAATTCGCTTGCGCAAACTGGGCTTGGTGTAATTGCCAGCGGCATTGACTTTCCCGCCTTCTTTGTACTGCTTGAAGTCGGTGTCGTCACGGCGTTCTTTTCGAACGCCCTTGGGCATTTTGGATGGGCTGATGTCGCCCATCCCGCGTGAGGCCATCATCTCAGCACTTGCCGCCAGACTTCATGCCCAGGGGCTTGGAGCCAGCCATCTTGACCATGGTGCCCTTGGTCTTGCCTTTGGTGGCAATGCCGTCACGGCTGGGTGCGCCAGTCTTGACGCTGCCCATTTTGGCGGTGGTGATGCCACCAGACGCCATTTTCTTCGTGCTCATTGCTTTTTTCTTAGCAATCATTTCCATGAAAGGGTTCGCTTTAGCCATATCACCACCTCTTTTAAAAGACTTGCCTTTGTCGGCGTTGCTGAAATCTTTGCCCACAGACTGCGGGACTCCTACCTTCTTGGCAAACGATGGGTTGTTGGCCACCGCAGCCATGAAATTGTGCTGTTTCTTACTTGTTGACGGCATCTTTATACGCCCACCGTTGTACGGTATCCGTTTCCCAGATGCGGATAACCATCCATACGATGGTCAACACGCCGCCAATAAGCGTTACCACGGGCGTCATCCACCCTAAGAAACCCCCAAGGCCCATTACTACGGCAGCGCCGTCAGCCATTGTTTTTACGTCATGGTTCATGTCAACACTTCCAAGCCCGCAGGCTCTTGTTAATCCGACTGTTTGGGTCTTTGGCTGTTTTTTCGGATGTGAGTTTTTTCTTCATCCCAGTCATCCTTGCACAGAAAGAGTCGCGCCTGCTGCCGCCCTCTGGCTGCGGTGCTTTCAACCCCGGCTTGCCGGGATTGGCCTTGTTGTAGGAAGCCCGACCCTTGGCGTTCAAGCCGCCCTTCTCGGATTTGCCTTCCTTGCGTTGCCATGCTGGAGATTTAGCCATAGAAAATTGTAATTTTTGCCGTTGCAGGCAGGGTTACGTGTATGTCGGAGTAGAACAAAATGCCTTCTCCGGGGATTGGCAAACCAAACGCTACCAAATTGGTAGAAATATTGAACTGCAACCGAATAGTTCCCGATGCGCCACCATCCCTGATGATTACATCGCCTGCCGTGCCGCCAGAAAGACACTGGTAGCCTTTAAGACGGGTGCGCTGCGACACCAGCGTGCCTGTTGCTTCCGTGTGCGCTGCTTTTACGTCTGTTTGCATCGTCATGTTATTGCTCCGGTTCTGGTGCGTCTAACCTGTTTATAAGCATCTTGTACGCTTGGATTGTGGCTTGAGATTGAATCAAAAAGGTTTGGGCTTTTTGGGCTTCAGTCTCAAGGTCACGAATCTCAATCTCCAAGAATTCCTTGGTGATCTGCATATTAGCTGTTTGTTGTAGTCAACATGATGTAATACGCAGTACCAGCGCTGTCCACAATCTTCAATGAGTTTGTAGCTGCGCCCTGTGTATTGGCAGTAATCATGCCAGATGGAACGTTAAACAAGTTGGCCACTGTGCCAGTGCCGCTGTTTGTGAAGCGGATGAAAGAAGCATTTGTCCAAGTGCCACCAGAGGCAAAGTTAGAGTCAGCTTGAATAGCTGCAATCGTACCGCCGGGGTTTGTGGATGTGCCGCCCAAAGTAGCGCGAAGAGCGTTACCTGCACCGGAGATAGTGCCAGAGCCGTTGATGCTCAAGCTGATGTGAGCACCGTTAACAGTACCGCCAGTAGCTGCGCCAACGCCTGTGACTTGAGTCAAAGCACGGTAAGTTTCACCAGAGCCAGTTGATGTAAAAGCCAAACGCTGATAAGACAGACGTGTATCGCCAGTAGTGGCAGATGTGGTGACGTAAGACTCAGATACATTAGTAGCGGTAGTCTCAACGATGGGGGAAGAAGCTGTTCCGGTAATGAAGCCATTGTTAGATATGACTGGGCCGGAGAACGTGGTATTTGCCATGATATGTCCTTACATGCAAGTGGGGCGTATCTGTCTGCATGTCGTCAGCCGGGACTGTCAGATACACCGGGAACCCCGGAATAGTTGCAATATACACCAAAAGAAAAAGGGGCACAAGGCCCCTTTTTCATAGACACATTAAGCGCCTGCGGAACCCCACATGCCGAGGGGATCAGACCAGCCGAAGCTGTAACGCTCACGAGCCTTGTAACGGACGTTGCCGGTATCAAAGTCGCCGTCCATCGAGTTAGCCAGGGGCATACGCTCGAAATGCTTCATGCCGTTGGGAACGTCGGTAATCAAATACCAGCCATTCGAATCGGTCAAGAAGTGGTTGACGCAGTAGCCTTCAGGAATCGCACCCATCTGCTTGATAGCGTTGATGTCGTTATCAGCAGTAGAGACGCGCAGTTCAGTGTCAAGCAAACGCTTGGCAACGAACATCAGCGCTGGGGGGATGACCATCTTGCGGGGCTTGGCAGCGATCAACAGACCACGCTCATCGGTCCATGCAGCGATTTGAATCACGGCATTTTCCAAGGAGGTCTCGTTCAAGTCCACGCCAGTGGTGGGGCTGTTGAAGTTAACAGCGCCATTAACCAAGGGGTGGCCAACACGAGTGCTGGAGCTGTTGTTACCGAACAAGGTCACGCCGTCACCACCCAAGTACGAACCGTTGAAACCGTTGTTGATAACGGAGGCGGCTTTAACTTGCTTGGTGTAGGACATCGCACGGGCCAGGGCTTTGGTGTAACGAGCAGACAAGGAGTCATACAAGTTATCTTCCACAGCTTCCTCGGTGATCGAGAAGCCCAGGGCGATGGTTTCGTGGTTGTAACGGGCGGTGAACGCTTCTTGTGCGTTGTCATACGCGATGGCGGAGCCCTCGTTCTTGACAGGAGCAGCACCGAAACCAGCAAGCTTGGTCTCTTCTTCGAAGCTACGCTCTGATTTCTCAGTTTCGTAGATTTCTTTGTGCTCTTCGCCGTAACGAGCGTATTCCAAACCGAACAAAGCGTTCAGACCAGGGAGCAACTCTTTAAGTAGTTGTGCGCGTGAAATTGCCATTTTGAGTTACTCCTTACAGACCAACTGCGTTGGTGAATGTGTGATAGCCGGGGTTGATCTTGACCAGGATGTCGGTGTAAGCGTCGCCCACAACCGAGAAACCTTGCATGTTCACAAACCCAACAACACGGAATGCTGCGGTGGTGGTCACAGCCGAGGCACCTGCCACGACAGAAGCCGTAGAGTTACCAGTGGATGTGCTGCCAGTTGCCACAGCGCCAGTTGAGAAAAACACGTTTGCGCCCACGGCAGCTTGCGTCACAGTGCCAGCGGACTGGACTTGGAACACAACACCGGGATCATCCACAACGTAAGCGTTGACCACACCAGTCGTACCCGTGGGGTAGTACTGAGCATAGATCACTTGGCCTTGTGCGTTGACGTAAGAACAGCCAACAAACACGCCCACGATGCCGGTGTTAGTGGTACCGACAGGAAAGCCGTTGGTGGTCGCATCAGCGCCAGTTGCGGTGGCCACAGCCAGATAGCCAGACGAATTCACGTACACGGGCGAACCGTTGTAAATGTTCGCGGCAGTGCCTGCGGGGTCGATGAGATACGAACGGGTTGCACCTGCATATGGTGTGCCGCCCAGTTCATTCACGGGTTTTAGCCCGTATGGGGATGCTACTGATGCCATTTAAGGACTCCTTGTTTACTTAGAACCTGAACCAAACCCTCTGCCGCCGCTGACTGTGGACTTGCGGTCCGCAAACAAAGGCATACGAGGATCATTGTTTCGCATGAAGTGGTTGTCCACCGATTCCATCTGGTTTTGTGCTTGTCGGTCGTAGTACTCGTCCCGAGCGCGTGCTCGTTCCGCCACCATCTTGCAAAGCATGAGCCCGCCAATCTCGACGTTCCCCGTCTTTGCGTTACCTTCAATCATCAATTCTGGATGATCTTCTGCCTTGACAGGCTCCCAGCCGTCGCGCATCTTTCGAGACACGTTGGTGGGTTCAGCTTGCCCTAATACGTGGGTGGCCACCCAGCGGTACACATACCCTGGCTCCGGGGTCGGATCAGGCAGTGCCGAGGAAGGCGTATACACATAACGGGTTTGCTTGTCGCGTGACACAAGGTCACGGGGGGTACGGTTTTCAGCCATTTTGACTCTCCAATTTTGCTACTTGAGCAGCGTACTGCTGCGGGGTTAATCCAAATTTCTTTGCCAGTGCGACCTGGGTCTGAGTGAGTTGGACTTTCTTGGCTCCCGACGAACGGGTCGCGGGGGCTGCAACGGCAGCAGGTCGTCTTGGGGAATCACCCGACCTTGGCTTGTCTTCTGTACCACCGAAAACTTCGGGGAACTTCGACTTCACGCGATCATTTATTTGATCGAAATACTCATCAGTGCGGGGATCGACCCCGTTGTTGACTAGTTTTTGATGCAGCCCTAGTGCGTAGCTGGTGACTTCTTCGAACCCGTTTGCGCCAAACCACTGGTTTTTTGCCTGCCAGCGCAGGGTTTTTTCGTCTGGTTGCGCCTGTTCGGGTGCGCTTTGACGCGTTTGTACATCATATTCTTCAGTTTGTAAAGGGGGTGGGCGAAAACTTTTCGCTTGCTCCAACTTCCACTTGGCGTCAGTCATTGCTTCCTGGGCTGCAATGATGGCGTCAGTGTCAAACGCTTCCTGGGCATCCTTGTACTGGCGGCGGGCTTTCTCCAGCTCGGCTTCCGCCGCGTTTTTGGCCATGTGCCCGTACTGCTCTGTCCCAGTTGAAACATATTGTTTCAACTTCTTGTTCTCATCAATGAGCTGCTGTGCGAGACGCTCGAGTTCTTGCTTCTCGCGCATGGTGGCTTCTTTGGCCCGGCGCTCGTCGTGGCGTGCGTGGGTCAACTCCTTGATGCGCCCTTTGACTTTATCGGAGTAGTTCTCGATTTCGTCGTCCGTGGGGTCTTCCACCTCCCGGTCCAGGGGCTTGCGGCCTCTGTCTTGGATGGGGGTATCGTCAACGACTTCGACTTCTACGTCGCCGTCGTCCCCCACGGATACATTGACCTGGGAGGTCTTTTCGTCATCCAGTTCGTCTGGGAACTTGTATTGTTCAGCCATGTCTACTCCATCAAGCGCGGGTTAACCCGCGAGGGTCTTGCACAACAGCATCGACTTGATCGTCGTTAATCAAGCGAAACTCTTTACCGAAAATTTTGAAGCGCGTACCCGAGTAGGTACGTACCAGTACAAAGTCGCCTGCCTTGCACCACGCGCCTGCGGGGAACTTGGTGGAGTCTTTGTATGCGTCAGGGCCGACCTTGAGCACAAACAGAACAGTTGTGGCGTGTTCTTCTTGGCGCATGACGGATGATGCTTTCACCAGATCAAGCTCAGTACCGTCAATCTTTTCAGATATGTCTGGCACCGCACACAGCAGCTTCCAGCCTGTTGGCTCTGGCAGCATGGTTGCTTTCTCATCGTTGTTTGCGTCTTCTGCCGGGGCATCGACGGGCTGGATTGCTTCAGGCGGGGCAAACTGCCCTGGTTCAAGTGCGAGTTCACTCATCGGATTTTTCAACTTTCTCTGCAAGGTCAATGATGTAACGCTCTGCGATGGCCAGACCCTGGATGACCCCGCAAAGTTTTTGGTACTCTTCAAAAGTGCGGCACGAACCCCCCGCGCAGTCATCTGCGTAGTTGTTCATGTCGGTGCGTATTTGTTCGCGCAATACGCGTGCGAAATCTTGAATCATGCTTTAGGGTTTTCCTTTCGTGGTCGGTTTTCTCTGCGCTTAGCCAACTGTTCGTCAACCCGCAGCAGGGCATCCCCCATCCTTTGCTGGTTGTTGAACTGTTGTTCTTTTTGGGACATCTGGAACTTGCCCGCGTTTTCTGCCGCTTGGAGTGCCTGATCTTCTTTGTCCATTCTGTACTTGCCGACCTTGGCCATGGCGTCCATTTGCAGTTTCTTTTCCTCGATGGCCAGCTTGCCGGTAACTTCCTTGTCCTTGATCTGCGTTTCTTGCTGCTTGATCTGCACTTCTTGCTGGCGAATTTGCAAATCTTGCTGCTGCATCTTTAGCACGGGGTCTTGCGCTTGCTGCTGGGCTTGCTGCTGCTGGGCTTGCTGTTGGTTTTGCTGGAGCACTTGCTGTGCAGCTTGCGCCATCATCCCTGACAGAGCCACCTCGATCTGCGGGGGCAGCTTCTCGTCTGCCGGGGGCAGGGGCATACCAAGCTGCTGCTCGATCTTCTGGCGATAACCAAACCCGACGTGCTCAGCGATGTGCGCCTGCATGGCCGCTTGAATCTGCGGTGCCTTGGGGTTTTGGCCAATCAACTGCATGACGATGGGGTCTTGCATGGCCATCGTGTGCACCTTGATGTGGGACTCGTGGTCTTGGTAGAAGAACGCCTTGAGCGGCTCCAACTTAAGCGCGGCCATGTTCTCAGACACGGGGTCTTTGGGCTTTTGGTCGTCAGGCAGGGGCACGAGCTTGTCTGCGTCCTTGATGCCCAACACCTCCAGCATCTGGCGGTGCAACTGGGGCAAGTCGTAGATGTCCGGGGCCATCTGTGCCATCTGGATGACTGCTTGGTACTGCACAACCCGCTGGCTCATGGTGGCCGCGTTGGGGTCGCTCACCGGGATGATGTCAACGTGGTTGTAGTCCTCTTGCTTGGCGCGTCGTGTGGACTTGTCTGGGTCATAGTCGTACTCGGGGTCTGTGTAGTCCCGAATCAGCCCGGCCAGCAGTTGCAACTCTTGCTTGAAGCTGTAGTGCAACCGGGCCTGAACCGCGGACATCACCTTCAACTGACGCTCCAGCAGGGCCAGCGTGGTGCCCACAGGCGCTTGTGCGCTCATGTCTGACACCTTCATATCCGCTGTGGCGGCAAACCGTCTGCCTTCCTCCACGATGGTGCCCAGCAACTGGTACAAAACGCCGCTTGGCTCCTTGTACGGCAGGGGCAGGATGTTGTCGCGCAGCGCCCCAGAGCCAATGTCTACGTCCCTGAACTCGCCGGGTTGAATCGGTGTGTCATCACCCTTAATGCGAAGTCCACGAGATTTGAGGCCTCCTGGGAGGTTCGACAGCGTTCCTGCATCGACAAGCTGACGCATGATGCTGGTGGCTGACTTGGCAAACCCGCCGATGAGGTGGAAGAGGCCAAAGCCGTAAGCCCCAAAGCCTGGGATGTATTGGTAGTGGACAAAGTGCTGTCGCTTGAGTCGGAGTTCATCGTCTTCCTTCCAGTTGCGGCGGATGGCCAACACCTCGTTGGTCCCTTTTATTAGGGTAACTACGTATGGCAGAGCAATGCCAGTTTCTTCTCCGTCACCGTCTTTGTCTTCGTAGCCGTTCAAGTCCAGGTCAACGTGGCACTCAAAGATGATGTAGCGCTCGTCGTTCAGGTCACTGAACCCGGTCTCCTTGTCCTTGGCTTTCTGGATGTTGGTCTGCTCCCTGGACGCATCAGGCAACTCAACGTCACGATAGAACCCAGCTTTCTGGAGCTTGACAATCTCGTTCTTGGTCTTGCGCATCACATGGGTGACGCGGTAGCAGGTGTCCAAGTCCGTGGCCCCGTAGGGCAGGATGATGTCTTCTGCGGGGATGAACATCGACACCTGACGCCCCAGGCTGGGGTCGTAGTACACCTTCTTGAACGCGCTACCAGTAGCGGGCAGGCTCCACAGCATGCGCTCATGCTCAGGCCGGAACTCACGCATCACTTCTGTCAGCTCGTAGTTCATGTCGAACTCGACACGCATAGCGGCTTCTTGTTTCTGCGGGGTCTGCTTGCCCAGAATTTTGGTACGCACCGGGCCTTGGGCCGGGAAGGTCTCCGTGATCGTCTCAGACTGGAAGCGCACAACCGCCTCGGTAATCATCGGGTGGAACACGCCAGACGCGCCGTTCCAAGGTTCTGTGCGCTCCTCGTACTGGAGGCCCAGCAGCTTCAGCCCTTCTGTGTAGGCTTTCTCCCAGTCCTTGCGGGAGTTCTTGTCGTTCTCGATGTCTCCTGCCAAGTCCCCGGCCAGGGTCTCCAAGGCAGACTGGTCCATCTCCTCGGCCAAGTTGTCATTGAATGTGTCGTCTTCTTCGTCGCCTGGGCGGATGGACACCTCCAAGTCCCCGGCGTGGATGTTGACTTCCTCGGGGTCGATGATCTCAATCTCGATCGGCTCTTCTTGCTCTCCCAGTTCGTCGATGCCCTGGGGCTGTTGGTAAAGCGCTTTGTCGATATTGGTTGCCATGTCTGTCCTTAGTAATACGCCGCCTTACGGCGGAAGTAGATGGGGTCGTCTTTCTCGTCGGTGTCCAAACTGATGAACCCGCCTTGGCGAAACCGCAGCAACGCTTGGGAGGTCGTGTCCACGTAGTCGTCATTCTCGCCGTTGGGGAAGGATGCCACCTCCTCGATGACCTCCCTGGCCCAGCGTGTGTCTGGTGCCCAGACTGTACCTGAAGTGAACAAATCCGCAACCGCGTTCAGACGCACGATCTTGTCGTTGCCCCTGGAGGGGTTGGTCTCTTGCACAGGTATGCCCATCCTGCGCAGCTCTTGTATCAACGGCGCTCCTGCGGCCTTCTTCTCCACGATGAACGCATCTGGCTCCCATTCCTTGTAGTGCTTGAGCGCAGTGGCCTTCAACTCAGGAAACTGCATCCGGTCTTTGAACGCATCCAGCAGTATGACCTGCGCGGCATCGTGCTCTTCCTCGTTGTAGAACACCCCCCAGGTTGTGCACGCCGAATAGTCAGCGCTGGTCTTGGCTTCAAACGCAGTGTCCCAGGACTGGATGATGTACTCACAGGAGGGCGGCTCTTCGCCCTCCCAGATGCGCCAGTTCTTTCTGGAGATGATGGCCGCGTTGTCGCTGGTGGGCTGCTGCATGTACTGCGCGTTCCAATACTGGGGGTCGATCGACGCTTTGGCCGACTTCAACGCAGCCAGGGGCCACTGCTCTGGCCACAGGGACTTCTCGTCGTCCGTGCCTTCGTTCAGTATGGCGGGCAGCTCCACGATCTCCCAGGGCGGCGCTTCGGGGTTCTTGGTCTGGTAGTCGATCAGCCGCCCGGTCAGGTCCAATTTGCCCCAGCGGGTCATCACCACAATGATTCCGCCCCCTGGCATCAAGCGCTGGAGGGGTCCGGTCTGGAACCAACTCCACGCCGTGTCAAACGCTAGACGACTGTTGGCTTTTACGTCTTGTTCCGAGTGAGGGTCATCAATAACGAACAGATCGGCACCACGGCCAGCCAGAGCACCACCGACACCAGCAGCGTAATACTGACCCCCAGCGCCAGTACCCCATTTTCCAGCAGCTTTTTGGTCATCGGCAACAACAGTGTGGGGGAAAAGCTCACGGTAATCCTCGCTTGCGATCAAGTTGCGGACCTTGCGGCCAAAGTCTTCGGACAAAGACGCGGTGTGCGTCCCCATGATGATCTTCTTATTAGGGTATTTACCTAGAAAGTACGCTGGGAACAGGTAAGAACTGAATTCTGACTTGCCCATACGGGGGGCAATGTTGATGATGACCCGGTTTTTGCGCCCCTCGATCACATCGGTGAAGATTTTGGCCAGTTTCCTGTGGTGTGGACCTACTTTAAACCCCGGATAGACCCGCTGGGCGAACGGAATCATGTCTTGGCGTGCTGCGGCCACCCCATAGCGCTTCTCGCGCTCCTCCAGCATGTCAAACAGCTCCATCTTCTCCTTGATAGAAAGAGTCGGGAGCGCCTTTTGAATGGCGGCAACCTCAGTTGGGGAGAGCGTCAGGTCGTTGAGCTTCATCAGCCGTATGTGTGTGAGTGCTAACTTCTATGTCTTCGATCACAGCAGCGTCTGCGACGCCCATGAACCTGTTGAGCTTGTCCTTGATCTTCTGGTCGATCTCGTCGTCGCTCAGAGACTCCTTCTTGACCTCGATCTTGTCGGTGAACAGGCCCACTTCCGTGATTTTTCCCAAAAGACCGAGCGCCTTCAGGCGGATGTTGGCGTTGGGGTTCTCTGCTTCTTCCAACAGTTTGGCCACGGTGTAGCCCCGAATCTCTTTGGCGCGTTCCACAAACTCCCAGTCGTATGCAGACAACATCCCAACCAGATGCTGCACCGCCGCGGGGGTTTTTATCTGTGCCAAATGTTTGTGGGTGATCTCTGCTGGAGCCGCAGTAATCATGCCGTTGAAAGACGCCCTGGCTGCGTCAATCTCTGCCTGCGCCACAGCCGCATCGGTATCCACCGCCCCCAAACCTTTGAGCCAGTCTGTGGTTTTTATTTTGGCGTCCACCAAATCTGCCGGGGACAGTTTGTTTACGGCAACAGTCTTCCCTTGGTGAGTACTCACCTCGGGGGAGAAATCTATTAAATGATCCAGCATACGCGCATAAGCCCTTGAACCTGCGATGGGGCTAATGTACACTCAATCCCGGTAAGTGTGCAAGCAGTTGCCGGTTGGCCTTCGGCCAGCAAGCAAAAATGCTCATTTGCTTCTCCTCCGGGGGTTTGTGATTATCCCCCTCTTCAACCCCTGACTGGCAACGGTCAGGGGCTTTTTTCATTTGGGGGGTGTTGGCTGGTAGTTCCCCTTTTCCACTTGCGTGTGCCTACACGGCTCCTCATTTAAACCAAGCCTCTCTATTGGTCACCAACATGCGCAGTATACCCCCCTGTCAATCGTTGGACAAGGGTTTTGTAGAATTTTTTAAAAAATTTATGGGGGTAGTGGGTAAGTATTACAAAAGATTGGTTTATGGCTGGGGAATAGTGTTCTGGCTGGCTAGTATGGCTTGTTTATATATGGGTTGGTGGGGGTAGGGTGGGGTTCAGGGGGTGGCTCCAGACCATGTTTTAAACCCCGTCATGTGATACTGAAAGTGTCCGAGGGGGAAACCCTGGAGACATTCCTTAACTTAACTGGAGAAGCAACATGAACCAATCGAAAGTAACTATGGCTGTGTTCAGCCAACGCCTTGCCGCCAAGCAGAAGGGTGAGGATCGTCTGTTGGAGGAAGCCACACGCCCCTTCCACAAGCACTACCAAAAGCTTAACGCCGAGGGGCAGACAGCCTACCGCACCGAGTGGATGCTCAACGCATTCATCGGGGCGTTGAAGGTGTCGGAGAAGAAAGCCGGAGAGATTCTCTCCCAGAGCAGGGATGACCGCACCAAAGACCAGCAGGCTGTGTACTACCGAGCAAGCAACTCATTCAAGTACCACATCGTTCGGGCGGAGTCCACCCAGGCGCCAGAGTCTCCCAGCCACGCTCGTGTGGCTGTGCCCAAGGTCAAGGTTGAGCAGGCGGTCAAGTTGTTTGCGGGGATGACCCGTGAGCAGATCAACGCCTTGGTTGATCGCGCCTTGTCTCAGATCACCTTCGAGTAATCCGGAGAGATTCTCTCCCAAGCGACAACGGCGTCCTGCGCCGTTGTTTCTTTTCCTGTCCAACGGGAATTCTTACAGCGCATCCCACAAGGGTGTGCTGTGGGGACTATCCTGTCCGCTACTTGGAGAATCAAATGCCCCTGTACAAAAACAACCCCTACCTGTGCGTCCTCGAGACGCACGACACCTTCTTTGATGCGGCACACGAACAAGCCCTCGATGGCGAATTCGTGGACAGCGACACCCTCCTTGCCTTCCTCGCAGGTGGAGAACTGTAGGAACCTCCGCAAGCACAGCGTGCTGTGCTTGCTGGGCAACCCTGCGCCTTGCAGAACCCTGGGAGAGATTCTCTCCCGCAACTGGAGAAGCAACATGAAAAAGCACACCAACCTGACCATCAACGGAGTGGTCATCAAGTCCTACATCCCCTGCCTTGAGCGGGGCGGCAAACGCTGGCGCGAAGTCCAGATGTGGGAGACCTGCGTAGGGCGTGAAGCACGCCTTCACACAAGCGCAGAAGTCTGCGCCAACTACCTCGAATCCATCGGAGTACCCATTCCGCACCAACTTAGTGCACAAACTGCCTAGTTTTTAAGCAAAAAATAGCTATCCCAGATTAGATGCACTTTCCCCCCGCGTGGACAAGCGTAAGTGCTTGATTCATATACAGCGTGGGCACACACTGTCCTATCTATCTATCTATATTTATATAGATATAGATATAGAGATGTGTACTCGTGCGCGTTCAGAATTGCCGGATTTATCAGCTTGAGAAACCTGGCATGAGTTAGCGGGAAAGACTCTCTCCCATTTGCTATAGTGCACTTCCCAAACAGATAGATAGAGTGGACAGTACAGCGCATACCCGCGTACAATCAAGCACTTGCAACTGTCCAAACGGGGGGAAAGTTGCTCTAATCATGGATACTTACAGACCGAAAAAGGACACATCATGCCAAAAGGACTATCGAGCTACACCCAAATGAGTGAGCGCGACTTGCACAACGCACTGAGCAAGCGGTACGACTCGCCCGAAGCGGTCGAGCTGGTGAAAGAGCAAGTGCGTGAAATGCGGAAAAATCTCAAGGCACAACGCGCACACAAGCGCCAGCTTGACCACACCTGGGGGGAATTCATTGCGCCGCTCATGCACGAGCGCAAGGTCGTGCGCTCCATGCTGGGCTACAAAGCGGCAAAATCTGGGGATGCCCGCACGCTTGCCTTGCAAGCCTACATCCAGGTGCTCGACACACTGCGCGGCAAGCTTGAGTTACTCAAGAGGGAAAAATCTCAAACACCCATGCAGTTGAACCCCGAGCGCACGCACTGGTGCGACCATGTGCCGTCTCACATCAGGGAACGCGTGATTGCCTTGTTCGATGCCATACCGCCTGTAGTACGAGCAAAGCGCAAGCGCCCATTTGAGCGGACAGTGCCCGCCATCCTGCACAACAAGCAAAGGGACAGGCTACTCAGGCGCACGACCAAAGACCTGGAGCGGGCGCAGACCGAGGGGGACAAAGACCGCATAGAGCAAATCAGTCAAGCGCTTGACACCATCAAGCGTCTGCCCATGGGCGAACCTGTGCCAACAACATGGCATGGACTGTGACCTTGACGGGTGTCAGGGGAAACATTCACGGGAGAGATTCTCTCCCACGCTGTACTCGGCATTGGGCTACGCCGCGCACAGCTTTCACCATAGCCTGGAGGAAAAGCAAATGATAGTAAATGTTCGTGGACATTGGTTGGACTTACCCACCATCGAGTATTCGGTGCTTGTTTCGCTTGGCTCATGGGATGGGCAAGAGACAGAAGAAGACCGAAACATCTTCTACTACACCGACGGCGAGCCGCTGAGTCTGGGCGATGTAATCGCTGGCGACTTTCGTGTGACTGAAATTTATTGAAAGGGGAAACGAAATGAAAGCGAAAGTTATCTGTATTGAGGGCTATTGGAAAGACGACCACAAGCGGTTTGAGCGCCGCTGTGTGGTCATGCCCAACGCTGCCACGGACTCGATGGCAACAGACATATTGGAAGGTGTCAAGGGCAGCTTGGGGTTCCACAACGACATCTTCTATGTGTTCGGAGAAGACGAGCGCATCGTGGGCGAACACCGCGAGTTCGTGGTCGAGTTCTGCAACCCCATCTATGAGGTTGATGTGGGAGAACTGCAATGAAAACGAAAGAAGAAATGGTCGCCTTCGCCGAGGGCTACCTGCGATGCGCTCTGTATGACGAACACACAGGCGAGTCCATCAAGGGTGTTGATGAGTGGGTGTCTTGGGATGAGTACGACTTCAACTTCGTTGGGTCTGACCACGCCGAGGATGTCCCCGAGTATGCCCTCATGGTGCTGGTGTACCCAGAGTGGAAAGAGGTGCTGCCCGCACCAGTAGACACATTCATTGTTCAACAGTAAGGAGAAAGCAAATGAAAGTAAGAAAGCTAAAGCAGCATCACCTAGCGTTGATGAAACACCATGAATTCAGGCGTAAGTGTGCGAGATACAGAGCGGCAGCAAGACTGCGCAGAGCACAACAGCTTGCGACTGAATTGGTTGAATTGCCAGTAGAGGGTTTGTTTGTGCACGAGCCGTGTAACTTTTGAAGGAGAAGTGAAATGAATCGATACACAGTACAGGTGCGCTTGTCGTACTACGCCGATGTGGAAGTCGAGGCAGATGACGAACACAGCGCCAAACAGCAGGCAATACGCCAAGCGCACAGAGCGATGGAGAAGGGGCAAGGGTGCTGGGGCGAAGAACCCAGCGTGACACACATAACCAGTGAAGGAGAAAGCAAATGAAATCTTGTAGAAACTGCGCCCACTCTCGACAAAGTGGGGCTCATCGTGTCGAACTTGTCTGTCCAGTAAATGGCAGGCGGGTAGCACCAACACCATCCATGAATACGGAAGAAAACATCAAAGCAGACCGGGATTGCCGAGACATTGCCGCACGCTGCCACGCATATGAACCCGAAGGAGAAAGCAAATGAAGAACCCGATACCAAAGACAGGCTTTGTAGCCACGCCCGATTCACTCGATGAATTAATGGCGTACTGCGAGCGATTCAGCGGGTCAGAGAAAGCCATCGCCATGTTGGTGGCTACGATGACGCTGAACCTAGCACACAAGCTGGTTAACGAAGCAACACAAGGAGAGACAACATGAAAGGACTAGACGCACACCACTACGCGGTCATGGACGCGTACCAAGACCTGATCGACAGAGAAGACGCGCAGTCAGCCCTGGCTGACGCTGAACGCGCACGCTTGCTCGACTTAGTTATCCAGGTGCAGGGCGCACTGGTGCTGAACCAGCAAGACATTGCTATGTGTATTTTGAATGAAATTGAAAATCACTTGCAGTAATCGGGAGAGACTCTCTCCCACAAACCGCCGCCTGTCGGGTACAGGCACACAACCATAACTGGAGAATGCAATGAGAATCTATCACGCAACATTTACTTTCGTTAACGATGATCTTGACGCAACAAACGTCAACCACATCAAGCACCGCCATGTGTTCGTAGCCGAAGCTTTCAACACTCGTGTGTGGCTTGCCATCAAGGGCGTATCCAACGCCTGTCTGTTCAACAACCCGAACACCTGCTTCGTTGAAGCAACGCGCAGTGCAGGCATTGAGTCCCCGTGGCTCAGTCGCTCTTACTCTGATATGAATTCAGTCTTGTCACTCACCAGCATAGACGAGGCTATGCAGTCCATGATCGACAACAACACATGGAGCGTTGCGTTTGACGAGGCGTCATATGTCGTGGAGCCGCTGACTGGGGCTGAGCGTGCATGGTTCAACTACGAGGGGTATGCGGTGCAACAAAGACTGCTTGGCTTGCTGGACTCTCCGTTCTACGGACGCAAGTCCGCGCTGATTGGCGCACGACTAGATCGCATCAGACGCAACGCACGCATCAAGCTGGGGCTAGATCGTGCACGGGAAACCACGGCGTACTACAAGGGTGTGCGCATTGACGCGCAAAGATTCGTGTATATGCGTAGCACTTTCAAGCAGTTGGGCGCTAAGGTGCGCGAAGCAATCAAAGACCAGGATGCTGGCGATTTCGATGATTGGTTTGCAGACACCGTCACGGGCTACCACATGGAGCGCATGATTGAAGCGTTTCCTGCTATTGAGTCAGCGCTGAGTGACGCAGGTGTCATGACCAACCTGGAGCAAACCTACTGCGATCATGTGGTGCCCGCGCACGAGACTGTTGAGGTGCGCGATGGTGGGCGTATGCGTACATGGTGTGCGGCGTGCCGTGACGACCGCGCAGTATGGGTCGAAGACCAGGAAGAGTACTGGCAGTCAGACGATGCTATGTGGTCTGAGCGTGAGGACGCGTACTACTCATACGACCGCGACTCCGAGTTGGCAGAGAACGATGATGACGATGACGACTACACCGCTGCGGAGGAACCCAATCGCTTGATGAGCTACATGACTGTGGTCACAGACTTTGTGGCAAGGGACACGAGCTTCACGCCGTCTCCGTTCGGTGACCTACTCATAGGCATCGAGCTTGAGATGGCAACATCGGGGAGCGTAGGCTCAGCGGTTGAGCTTGTGCGCGGCGCACTGGGCGAAGACTACTGCGTATGCAAGTCCGATGGTTCGCTGCCCCCTGGCGGCTTCGAGGTCGTGACTGCACCACGCAAACTAGACGAGCACATCACGCGCTTTAGCAACTGGTTCGGCGAAGGCATACCAGCGCAGTTTTCTGCCTGGGATATAGGTTCTTGCGGTATGCACATCCACATCGACTCTCGTGCCTTCACGGCAATGACGCTGGGCAAATTCCTCATGCTCATCAACTCCAACACCAATGTGGACTTCATTCGCCGTATCGCTGGTCGCCACCCCTCTGTGGACAAGCAAGCGCGTGAGTACTGCGCGGCAGAAGAGCAAGACATCCTCGACAACCCCAAGCACGCTATCAAGAGCAAGAGCACACGCCGCTACCGCATGGTCAACACGACCTGCTTGAAGCGTTCCGAGGCTGACCGCTTGGGTGTGCAGTATGTCGGTGAGCGCAGCTTCAACACCATCGAGCTTCGCATCTTCCGCTCGTCTCTCAAGCGTGAGCGCATATTGGCGCAGATCGAGTTCACCCATGCCGCTGTCATGTTCTGCCGTGTCGCAAGCTACCGCGACCTTGACTACTCGAGCTTCATCAAGTGGTTGCGTACCACCAACAACACCTATCCCAACCTTGCCGACTGGTATGGCGTGCGCCGCCGTGCTACCGCCAAGAATTCAGCACCCGCTGAGTTGCTGTGTGTTGACCGCGTTTAATCAAATAACAATCAAGGAAAAATCACTATGTGTCTCATCATCACTGGCAAGTCTGCCAAAATCCGCTCGACCCTGCTCGACACCAACGGCCTCATCGCTGACATCTACGCATCGAACCCCGATGGTATCGGCATCATGTACTCAACAACCAAGGGGTTGAAGGTCGTCAAGGTTCTGCCCAAGAGCCAAGCCGATGCGACTGCGTTCATCACCAAGCTGCCCAACGATGACCGCGAGTTGGCAATCCACTTCCGCTGGACTACGCATGGCGACACTGACCTCATCAACTGCCACCCCTACGATGTTGTCCCTGGCTATGTTGCCATGATGCACAACGGCGTGTTGAAGACAGGCAATGCCGCTGACACCACCAAGTCTGACACTTGGCACTTCATCAAGACCTACCTTGCTGACCCTGTGCATGACCATCCTGCGCTTATCCACAACGAAGCGTTCTTGACCATGGTTGCTGACTACATCGGCGACAACCGCTTTGTGTTCATGGACGGCGAGGGGCGTATGTCCCATGTCAACTACGACCAAGGCATCGAGCATGATGGGCTGTGGTTCAGCAACACCTACGCATGGAGACCCACACGCCTGATACCCACATACTACTCGTCTAGCAAGCACGCCAGCCGGTATTCCAACTACGGCAAGTATGGCGGCTGGGGCAGCGATGACATCTATGACGATATGTACATGGGGGAGGTCGCACCACGCAAGGCGTCTGTATCAGCGCACGACCCCAAGTTCAACGAGGACGACTACGAGTGGGTCGATGATGAGATGATTGACGCTGAGTCCATGACCCTGGAGGACATCGAGCTGCTTGGTGAGTATCTGTTTGACGCAGATGTGGAGGCGGTCGAGGCGTGTCTCGAGGCCATGCCCATGGCTACCATTGATACCATCTTCGACAACTGGGTGCCAAGCATCACGACCTTCACGCGTGAGCAAGACCTGTCCTCGTATGAGCAAGACATCTACAAAGCCGCGCTCGACCGCGATATTGCCGCGATGCACGACTTCGTGCGCAATGGCAAGTCTGCCAGTACGATTGCCGAGGTGCTCTGCTACTACCTCAATTGGTCTCATGTGCGTGCCCAACCCCTGCCCGCCTTGCTTGCCTGACGGGTGTCAATGTCCCCAGGGAATTCCCTGGGGGCTTTTAATCAAAAGGAACATTCATGTTTGAAGAACTTTATTGCGTTTACTGCGTGACCCCCAAAGGGGACAGCTACTCTTGTTGCCAAGAGAACCATTTCGTGCCGTTCGATGATCTTTATCCCGAAGATCAGGCGGCTTTACTAGAGGAGATGAAAGATGACTGACAAGACCTACAACGGCTGGACGAACTACGCCACATGGCGTGTGAACCTGGAGATACTCGATGACGCGGACAAAGCCGAACTGTTCGACCTATCCTTGCCTGTTGAACAACTGCGCCATGTGCTGCAAGATTATGTGGAGGGGCACATCTATGAAGCAGGCGGGGGCGAAGGCAATATTGCTGTGGACTACGCGTTGGCATTTCTGTCGGATGTGAACTGGTACGAGATCGCCAAGCACATGATTGACGATGCACAACTGGAGAAGTCTGATGAATAACTACACCATGTCCGAGCGCATTCAGCGCGTTGTTGTTCTGGTCGCACTGATTGTGCTGGCCTTGGATTTATTTATATGGAGGGCGTAGCAACCACTAACTTGTCCAACACTTGACAGAAGTTTATTTGCGAGGTACATTTTCAAAAACGGAGAAGCACAAATGCACTACCACACACCGCCCTACGACACGGGCAAAGTAAAGATCGGTCTGCTGTACAAGGGCAGGCCCAACACCATGACGCAAGACGAGGAGCGCATACAAGCGGCACTGCTTGGCATACGCCCTGATTGGTGCGTCTTAATCGAAGGCGCAATCATCTACGCCGCCGTCGTATTCACTCTTGTTTCCGCCATCTTTTTTCTGCTAGCCAAGGATTAAAAATGCCAGACCTTCAAACCGCATTGACCACCGCAATCAAGAACCAAGTTTTATCAACCACCATCAACGAATGGGAAGAAGAGGAGCAGCAGACTATGCAAGCACAACCACAGGAACAGACACCAATCGTGCAAACAAAAATCAACGGCAACAGCAAACTCACCCTCACGGGCAACCTATCCAAAGACATCTTCGTCTACATCAGAGACAACCCTGGCTGCTTACGCGCCGATATACGAAAGGTGTTTATCGAGGCGGGTTTTAAAGAGGCTTCAATAGGCTCCCTCGTCTCGCAAATGGTTCGCAACAAAATGGTGAGCACCAACGAGGTGGGCAACCTCGAAGCAAAACGCGTTTACTACAAGCCCTTGGTCAGCGGAACCAAGAGAAAAGAGATGAACAAGAAGCTGGGCATAGCCCGCGACAAGCCCAAAGCCACAAAGCCCAAGGCGCAAGGCATCGCCGCGCTGGCTCCCGAGCCTACCCAGGATATAGACAAGGGCCGAGAAGCGCTGGATAGGGTGCTGGCCAAGCCTGTGCTTGAAGCGCGTGCTGTGTACGATGCGCTGTGCCTGTTGCGTGGCCTGGATGTGGGGGACGCCCGCTATATGTACGCCGAGTTGCACAAACTGTTCGGGGGTTGAATGGAAACAATCGCAACAACAATTATCTTGGGGTTCATAGGTGTGGTGGTTGCTGGCCTTGTGCTGGTAGCACTGATGCACCTGTGGTTCTGGATGGATGAGAACGAAAGGGGGGATAGATGAGAAAGATATGGTTCACCACCGACGACTACGGCGATCTGATTCGGTTTGTTGTGACTGCCAGCGGTGTGCGCTTTTGGTATCCCGCAGTGGACAGGAAAACCCATGCGCTGTTTGCGTCATGGGGTGATGTGGATGAATGGGGTTCACCCAAGGAGAGAACATGAACATTGAAGAATTGAAGATGATTTTGGAGACGATCAACACCACCACGGGGTTGGCTAAAGACATGGGCACAACATGGGTTTGGTTGCACTACGGGTTCAAGGCGTTGGAGGGATTTGCTTGGCTTGTTGGCATTGCTATGGTTATATATAGCGTTTACCGGATGATGAGAATGATGAGCAACGCTGACATAGACACCGCATTCATGCGGTCATGCCGAGATAAGCTGGGCATTGGTAGCACTGGAATTATGACGGAGGCAGAGCATTACGCAACGACCACCAAGATCATGGAGTTGATTGACCAACACAGGCGGGAGCAGAAATGAAAGACCCAGAAGACGAAGCATTTGAGAAGTTGGCCTTGAAGCAGGGCCAATGGGAACACACCAGCGGCTGGCGCAAGAAGCAGATCGCACACATGGATGTCCACTCACACCCCGCAGAGTTTGTACACCTGCACCGCAACGACACCATCGAAGAGGTAGCACAGCATCTGGAAACAAAATTCACAGGGCCGTTCGGTCGTGACACAGTGCAGTCGTTCGCAACATTTGTTAGGAGCATGAAGAAATGAACAACCCACCAGCATTTCCAGGCAAACAAAAAGCACTGCTCATAAAGTCTGAACATTCAGACATTGCCAAAGAATATGAGATTGACCAAAACGGCATGACCCTGCGCGATTACTTTGCGGCAAAGGCGATGCAAGGACTGCTGTCAGACCCTGACTGGCGGCAGGACATGGACTTTGAAGAAACGGCCCACGCCGCATACAAACAAGCAGACGCAATGCTGAAAGCGAGGGAAGCATGAAATACAGAAAGAAACCAGTGGTCATTGAGGCCACCCAGTGGTTCAAGATGGGCGACCACCCTGCGGTCTTTATGGGGAGGCTTGGAATTCTTCCGCTTATCGAAACGCTTGAAGGTCTTCACACAGTCACCCCCGGCGACTGGATCATCACTGGCGTGAAGGGCGAACACTACCCTTGCAAGCCCGACATTTTTGAGATGACTTATGAGGTGGCTGAATGACACCGCCCGTGAAAAACTATGTTCCTCTTGTGCCAGACCACAGACTGGTGGAAGTCATTCGAGGGTATATATCAGAGCGCTCAGACGAAACAACTCGGCCCGATCTCAACAATGAACACAACTTATTGGAATTGGCAAGGCTTATCACCGATGAGTGCCAAGCAAGAATCCCATTGTGGGAATTGGAGAAAAACGCATGACCCCAACACCACGACTGCGCTTTGTTGAGCGCGACAGTTATTCACGCAACGGTGAGCATTTTCGTGAGCCGCACAAAGTCCGCATCCTCCAGCAATGGTGGGAAGTCGGAAATATAAAGCTGGCAATTCATGTTACCGACAAAGACGGAAACACTTTGCCATCACCCAATCGTGGCGAATGGCGTGATGTACCACTGGAGAAAGAAGCATGAGCAAAGAAGAAGCACTCGCCATAATCAAACTGTTGTCGGCATTGGAGTCATGGGCATTCAGTACAAAAACCATGCTCCCCGACTATTTGCACGATGACCTTTGTGTGGCGGTAAAAAAACTTGAAAACATTGTTTTGGAGAAGAACACATGACCGATGAAAAACCAGCACCTCGCCCCTGCCAATCATGGTGGGATTGGTATTTGTCACCGCCAGAAAACTGGAATGAAAAATACGGGGATGCGTTTGTCTGGACGGCGCAAGAAAAAGCATTGATGCAACAACTCAAGGAAAACAATAAATGAACGCAAAAGACGAACTTACCAAGCTACTCATGGAAAGCTATGACCGAGGGGTTAAAGACGGGCTTCAAACAATCCTGCAACTCATCAAGGAACTGCGCCCTGCGATCAGCCCGATGGAGGGGCTGGGCAAGGCCAAGACCACACATGAGTGGTTCGACATTTTGGTTAAAGACATTGAGGAGAAAATATGAAAGCAAGACAAGTATTTCAAGCACTGATGTCCTCAAAGGGATACACCCATGCTGATTTACACATGACAGGCGACAAGTACACCAATCCAGCCATGCAGGGCAGGTGGAATTATTTCCTGGCAGGTTGGGAAATGAGAGGTGTACTGTGATTTTTCTATTCAAGAAACGCAAGCTGGTGATCGACATGCTCACCTGTCGGCAGATGGTGTTCGATGCAGCCAAGCCCAAGGCAGCAGCCCACTTCTACCCGCAGTGGTGGAAGGATTTGAAGCTGGAGATACCCATCCAGAACAGTCTGTTTCCCACTGCCACCATGAAGCGGTGCATGGGTCTGGTCGATCACTACAAGCACGGCATCGTTCAACCGCTGTGGTCTGACTACACGCTGGAAGTGGGCGCTGTTGGTGACCCATTCTGGCAAGGTCAATTCTCTGACAGCACGAGCACCATGAGCCAGCACCCTGCGATACTGCGCGGTTCGTTTGCGCCCGAGTCCCACTACTGCCACATGAAGTTCGACAACCCCTGGGTCACAAGCTGTAAAGAGGATGTTTACTTCAAGTGGGAGCAGCCGACATGGAGTATGCCAAGCCTGTCCAGCTACATCTTGTTGCCAGGAACGACTGAGTTCAAGTACCAGTACTCCATGAATGTGAACGTGCTGTTCATCAAGGGGGCAACCAAGACCACGCACCGCTTGAAGTTTGGCCAGCCGTTGGTACACCTGACGCCGTTGACCGAGCGCCCGATTGATCTGCGGCATCACATGGTTACGAGGGAGGAGTACAACAAGTACATGCAAGGCGAGAAGCTGAGTAACGTCAACCGCTACCGCGATTACCGCAGGGTGCGCGAGTCCGAGGAAAGCAAATGCCCGTTTGGGTTTGGGGGAAAGACATGAGCAAATGGGATGACCACAAAGGCAAGGGCAATACCGCCTTCAATATGCTGGCGCAAGCCAGTGACGTTGCGAAGCTGACACGCGAGACCAACACCTGGATGCACAGCCGGGGAAAGATGTGCTGGAAATGCCAGAAACAGTCCGTGCCAGAAAAGGGGTGCATCGTAAATCTACAGATGGGGCTTCACAAATACGTGTGCAAGCCCTGCGTTGACGCACGCAAAGCAAAGGAAGCCACATGACAAAAGATGAAGAATTAAAAGCGCTGATTGAAGACCTGCGCTTAAACCACGAGTACTGCCCCAAAGAAGTTATCTTGCAAGCTGCCGATGAATTGGAAAGACTGCAACGGGGGGTTGAGTCTTTGTACGACAGGTACATGCAGGTGTGCCGACAGCGTGAGGAGTTGCTGGACACGCAAAGGTCTATGGTCGAGGCCATGAGGGGGAGAATTCAATGAAGGGCGGCGCAAGGCCGGGGAGTGGGCGCAAGCCCACACTGATTGATGAGCGCCGAACACTGGTGCTGCACAGCCAGGGCGTGTCGATGCGTGAGATTGCCGAGCGATTTGGTGTTAGCCTTCAGGCCATCAAATACTTTTTCAAGAAACGAAGGAAGCAACATGGCCATGACCCCCGAAGCCAAAGTCAAGAAGGCAGTCAAGCGACTGCTCGATGACAACGCGGTGTACCACTTCTCGCCTGTGCAAAACGGCATGGGCAGGGCTGGCATACCAGACATCATCTGCTGTTACTTTGGCACGTTCATCGCCATCGAGTGCAAGGCGGGCAACGGCAAGACCACCGCGCTGCAAGACATGGAGCTGGCCAAGATACAGCAGGCCGGGGGGACGGCACTGGTTATCAACGAGGAGAACATTGAATTGGTAAAACAAACTTTAAAGGAACTGCTATGCGAATAACACAAGAGGACATAGAACGCCGAGTGGCATCTATGACCGATGCCCAAAAGGACCACTTCAAAACGCTGGTGTACGCACTGCTCCAGTGCTACGCTGAGGACAAGCACGCTGCTGTCATTGTGCTGGGCGACTTAACTGACGAGACCGCCAGCGTGGTCACGGTCAACTGCAACGAGATGGATGCCGCCACGCTGCTGCTGGCAGCAGACAACTTCTTTAACTACATCAACATGCGTGAAGCACCACCCAAAGAGGCCATGAATTGAGTAAACCATTTGAACGCGCCATCGTGCTGGACTTTGAAACTGCCTGGGGGCGCGGCGTGAAGCTGGGCTTTTCTTGCCAGACCATGGAGGAGTACATACGCGACCCCCGCTTCAAGGCGTGGGGACTGTCTTGGAAAGAGCTTGGCGGCGAAGCACCCGCAGTATGGGTGACACGCAAGGACTTGCCTGAGTTCTTCAAGTCAATCGACTGGAGCACCACCGCTGTCATGGCACAAAACGCAGGGTTCGACGTGTCGATCATGGAGTGGCACTACGACGCACACCCAGCGTTCATCATGGACACGCTGTCTATGGGCCGGGCACTGCGCGGTGTGGAGGTGGGCAACAGCTTGGCCAAGCTGGCCAAAGACCTGGGCCTGCCACCCAAGGGGGACGGGCTGTCGCCATCCGAGAACATACTGGACGAGCTGCCTGCGGATGTGGAGAACACACTGGCCGAGTATTGCTGCCATGACACATGGCTGTGTGAACAGATTTTCTTTGGTCTTGGCGGCTGGGACTACCCGAGGAAAGAACTTCAACTCATCGACATGACGCTCAAGATGTACACACGCCCCGTGTTGCAGCTTGACCAGCAGATGTTGATACAAGCATTGACAGAGGAAGGAAACATACGTGAAGCGCTACTACAACGTCTTAACATCGATGAGTCTGAGCTTGCGTCAAACCCTAAGTTTGCGCAGATTCTTACAAACCTTGGCGTTACACCCCCGACAAAAATCAGTAAGACCACAGGTAAGCAAACGCTTGCCCTGGCAAAAAACGATGCGCTCTTCCAAGCCCTCCTCAATGGTTCGAACGAAGATGTTGCGCTCCTTTGCGAAGCGCGTCTCAAAGTTAAATCCACCACCGAGCGCACAAGGGCTCAGAGATTCCTTGACATTAGTCAACGCGGCCCCTTACCAGTCCCTCTCTCCTACTACGGTGCGCAGACTGGCAGGTGGACAGCGGCCAAGGGCAGTGCCATCAACATGCAAAACCTCAAGCGCGGTTCGTTCTTACGTAAAGCAATTATGGCTCCCGAGGGGTATCAACTCGTCGTTGGCGACTTATCGCAGATTGAACCGCGAGTGCTTGCATGGCTATCAGATTACACAGATATGCTCGACATCTTCCGCGCTGGGGGTGACCCTTATGCCGCGTTCGGCGCTCAAATGTTTAACATACCAGGGCTTACCAAAGAGTCTCATCCAGACCTGCGCCAATCTGCAAAGTCAGCGCTACTCGGGTGCGGCTATGGTCTGGGCTGGTCGTCGTTCGCGTCACAGCTTCTTACGGGATTCCTTGGGGCTCCCCCGGTTCGCTACGAGAGGGCGTTCTCTAAAGCGTTGAACGTCAACAAGGACATGGCCGAGCGGTTCTTGGAGTGGTCCGAAACCGAGATCAAGCTACGGGATATCCCGCACACCTGTACCTACGCGGAGTTGGTGCACCACGCCATTGCAGCCAAGCGCATCATCGACATCTACCGTGCCACCGCGTCTCCTGTTGTCTCATTCTGGGACATGTGCTCCAGCCTGTTGGTGTCGGCCCTGGTCAACGGCAAAGAACACACGCACAAGTGCTTGACATTCAGGAAGGGTGAAATAGAATTGCCAAACGGGATGTGCTTGCGCTACCCCGATCTGCGTGAAGTCAAAGATGAAAAAGGTAGGAGCCAGTGGGTATACGGGCCAGACGCTACCAAGTTGTATGCTGGAAAGATAACGAACAATGTGACCCAAGCTTTGGCGCGGGTGGTGATGACAGACGGAATGCTGCGGGTTGGTAAAAGATACCCCGTGGTTGGAACGGTGCATGATGAGCTGATTGCGCTCGTGCCCGACAGTGAAGTGGAAGAAGCCAAGACTTGGGTCTTGGAACAAATGACAATGGAGCCGCGCTACATGCCCGGTGTCCCATTGTCCGCTGACGGTGGTGCTCACCGTAGATATGGAGAAGCAAAGAACTAAATGGAAATAACACTACCAAAGAAAGTAAAGGTAGGGGACAAGTGGTACAGCGTTGAAGTTGTCGAGGCCATGAAGGACAAAGACGACATGGGGCGCGTTCACTACCCCGAACAGAAAATAAAGATTGGTTTGCGAAACAACCGAACCGGGCGCAAATTCTCGTCCGAGTCGGTCAAAGAAACTTTTTGGCACGAGCTGGTGCACGCCATCCTTGAGGACATGCGTGAACACAAACTCAACAACCGAGAAGACTTTGTAGAAGGTTTTGCTGCCCGCCTTGCCATAGCCATAGAGACTGCGAGATTCTGATGAAGCCTGTAACGTGGAGCCACAGCGCTCTTAAAAACTTTGAGGGATGCCCCCGCAGATACCACGAGGTAACCGTGCTCAACAACTTCCCATTTCAGGAGACTGAGGCAACACGCTACGGCACAAGCTTTCACACAGCGGCGGAAGTCTACATTCGGGACGGCACACCGTTGCCCCCTGAGTTTGATTACGCCAGGGGAGCGCTTGATGTATTGATGGCCATGCCGGGCAGGAAGCTGTGTGAGTATGAGATGGGCATCACCCCGGACTTGCAGCCGTGCTCCTTCAACGAACCCAAGCGGTGGGTCAGGGGCATTGCCGACTTGCTCATCATTGATGACGACAACCTGACAGCGCGGGTGGTTGACTACAAAACAGGCAACAACAAGTACCCAGACCGAGACCAGCTAAAGCTCATGTCCCTCATGGTGTTCAAGCACTTCCCCCACATACGCAAGGTCAGTTCGGCGTTGTTATTTGTGGTGAAAAATGATATGGTCAAGCACAGCATGACCGTGGAAGAGGCCGATGCTGAGTGGTGGAATTACCGTGAGCGCGTAGCCAGACTTGAAGCGTGCTTCGCTTCAAATACCTGGAACCCCAAGTCCTCTGGCTTGTGCCCGTGGTGTCCTGTGAAATCTTGTGAATACAACCCGAAACATTGAAAGGAACATTCATGCCTTACAAAAACCCAAAAGACCGCGACACCTATCCCGCGTATGCGCAAAAACCAGCCGTCATTAAAAAGCGTGCCGAGCGAAACAAAGCCCGCGCCATGCTGATGAAAGAGGGTCTGGTGCACAAGGGCGATGGCATGGATGTCGATCACAAGAAGCCTGTAGATAAAGGCGGCAAGACGGTGCGCAGCAACCTCAGAGTTAAACCCGCATCTGCCAACCGCACTTTTGACAGGACAAAAAACCACTCAGTTAAATAACCGGGAGAAGCAAATGACATTTGAGAAATGGTGGGAGACCCTCACAGTCGCAGAGCAAAAGCTCATAGGCTACAACGTAGCCCGATTCGTTTGGGAACAAGCCCTGGCGCTAGGAAAAAAATAAACTCGAGAAGCAAATGCAAATCATAGAAGACAAAGCACTACTGTTCACTACCCGCAACCCCCAGAAGTACAGCATCATCCCCAAGTCCAAAGTCATGCCCCGCGCTGATGGTGGCTTTGATGTTGCCGTCTACTGGGGGCTGGATGAAGCGCGTGTGTTGAAGAACCTTGGCGTCAAAGATGTACCCTCGCCCATCATGCGGCGCTACGCTTGGCCCGGTAGGTACAAGCCCATGGCGCACCAGAAAGAAACCGCCGCATTTCTGACCATGCACCGCAAGGCGTTTGTGTTTTCCGAACCAGGCACAGGCAAGACGCTCTCCGCATTGTGGGCAGCAGACTACTTGATGCAGCGCGGAGACATTCGCCGGGTATTGGTGCTGTGCCCACTGTCGATCATGCAGTCCGCATGGCTGGCAGACTTGAACAGCAGCGTCATCCATCGCTCTGCCATCATCGCGCACCACGCGCAGGCTAGCCGCCGCATCGAGATGATTCAGCAAGACTACGAATTTGTAATTGCCAACTACGATGGGCTGAACCTGGTTGCGTCTGAGATCGTCAATGACGGGCGCTTTGATCTGGTGATCGTTGACGAAGCCAACGCATACAAGACCGTGACCACCAAGCGCTGGAAAGCGCTCAAGTCCATACTCAGGGCCGACACCCATGTGTGGATGATGACAGGCACACCAGCGTCTCAGTCCCCTGCTGACGCGTATGGGCTGGCCAAGATCGTCAACCCCGATGGAATCCCCCGCCTGTACACAGGCTGGCGCGACATGGTAATGAACAAGATCACCATGTACAAGTGGGCGCCAAAAGCCAACGCCCCCGATCTGGTGCACGAAGCCCTGCAACCCGCCATCCGCTACACCAAAGCGCAGTGCCTGGACTTGCCGCCTGTACTAACCACCACACGGCAAGTACCGCTGACCCCACAACAAGCCAAGTACTACAACCTCCTCAAAGACCGCATGCTTGTGCAAGCCGCAGGCGAGACGATCACCGCAGTCAATGCGGCGGCAGCACTGAGCAAGCTGCTTCAAATCAGTTGCGGTGCGGCATACACAGACGAGAAGGAAGTCATTGAGTTTGATTCAGCGCCGCGTCTGGGTGTGTTGGAGGAGATACTCGAAGAGACCGACCGCAAGGTGCTTATCTTTGCGCTGTTTCGCAGCACCATCGACACCATCCAAACACACTTGCTCAAGCGCCACATAACCGCTGAGTGCATCCACGGCTCAGTCACACCACCCAAACGCGCTGACATCATCCGCCGCTTTCAAAACGAGCCTGACCCCCGCGTGTTGGTTATGCAGCCGCAGGCTACGGCACATGGGATTACCCTGACCGCTGCCGACACTGTTGTGTTCTACGGCCCGTTGATGAGCGTTGAGCAATACATCCAGTGCATAGCCCGTGCGGACCGCAAGGGGCAGAACTCAGACAAGGTGACAGTCATCCACATCGAGGGTAGTCCCATCGAGAAAAAGATGTTCAAAGCCTTGGAGGGCAAAGTAAGCGACAACTTACTTTTGACCCAGATGTTTGATGCAGAAATAAATTCTTGAAAGGAGTTGCAAAAGAAAAAATACTGTGTACCATGTCCAACCTTAGACAAAAAAACAGGAGAAACAATTGAGCGAAACCGCTGTACCACTCGACAGGCTTACGAAAATCTACCGTAAGATAAAAGCTGAGATCGACACCATGACGCAAGAGTACGACACCAAATTGGAGACACTCAAAGCGCAACAGGACGAGATCAAGTTTGCAATCAAAGACCAGATGAAGGCGCTTGGCGTCTCCACGGTCAAAACCCCCTTCGGCACCGTGAGCATGCGTACTTCAACGCGCTACTCAACACAAGACTGGGCATCGTTCAAGGAATTCATCCTTGAGCACAGTGTCGTGGACTTGTTAGAGAAGCGCATTGCACAAGGCAACATGCGCACGTTTCTTGAAGAAAACCCTGGGGTAGTTCCCCCAGGCTTGAACTCAGTCTCTGAGTTTCAAGTTGTCATAACCAAACCAACCAACTGACCATCATGAGCAATATCACGCTTTTTTCCCCCACAAATGTTCCTGCATTCGCCCGTAACAATGAGTTGTCCGACACCGCCAAAGCCCTCACGGGCGGCAACGTCTCCAGCGTTAAACGCATCTCCATCAAAGGTGGTGTGTTCCGCTTGGTCGCAGGCGGCAAAGAGATTGCGTCAATTGATGAACGCCACATGAACGTCATCATTGTGAAAGCCGCCCCCAAGGTGAGCCGCATCTTCTACGCCAAGTCCTATGACGCCGACAACATCGCTGGGCCTGATTGCTGGAGCAATGATGGTGAGCGCCCCGACCCCACCGCCGCAAACAAGCAGTCGGTGACTTGCATGAATTGCCCGCAGAATGCGGCTGGTTCTGGTCAAGGTAATACCCGCGCTTGCCGCTACCAACAGCGCCTTGCTGTTGTGCTTGAGAACAACCCCACGGGGGATGTGTTGCAGTTGACCCTGCCCGCCACTTCGGTGTTTGGTAAGGAAGACGGCGACAAGCGCCCATTGCAGGCATACGCCCGCTTCCTGGCCGTGCAGAACCCGCCTGTGAATCCCGAGCAGATCGTCACCGAGATGCGCTTCGATACTAAGGCCGAGGCTCCCAAGCTGCACTTCAAACCTGTGCGCTGGTTGACTGAGGAAGAGTACGAGGTCATCAAGACCCAGGCTGACAGCCCCGATGCGCAACGCGCAATCGTGATGACCACGGCACAAAGCGATGGTGTGAAAGCCGCTCCTGCGCTAGCCATCCCCGGCAAGCCCCCTGCGGCTGAGAAGAAGCCCCAGGCCGAGCCTGTGGCGGAAGCTGACGAGGAACCCGAGGTGCGTAGCACTGCGGCCAAGCCCTCGGCTGTGCCAGCCAAGAAGAGCAAGTTGGCGGACATTGTGTCTGACTGGGACGATGAGTGAGGCCAACATGAAAGACAACAAAGAAGAAACCTTCATGCAGACGGTGTATGTGCTTAACGGCATCACCTATGTGCCGCACTACCGCAACCCCTCGGTCTTTGTCGGCCCAGGCTACCCGCGCTTCACGCGCCAGCGTTACTCAGACACTGAACTGCGCAACGCAGGTGCGCAGCAAGGGGGCTTCCCGTTGTGGAAGCGCAGTGACTATGGCGTTGTGACGGACCAGCAACCTTGAACCAGCGGGGGCTTCGGCCCCTGCATTAAAGATGGCCTACTCCGAAAAAACAATCAACGCAATCATGCGTGCCCCCAAGACTCAAGGCAATCAGCTTGGGCGGTGGGCCGCGCATCACAACTTCTCGGTCGTGCGCATCTCCAAAGCTTTGGGTGTGTCCCGCCAGACTGTCTACAACTGGTTTGAAGGTGGCGACATCTTCCCCGCATACGAGTATCGCGTCGAGACCATGTTGAAATTCCTACAAACCGCACACTCGGCTGACGATGCCTGGAGAAAAATATGCGCACACTACAACCTCGAACCTTGAGTAACAGCGAATTTATCCGCATTGCGGCAGACGAACTGGACTCACACGACAACCTGCCCCGTCAATGGCAAGTTGAATTGCTGCGCCGCTTCATGGCGCTGGCACCCACTGACGAGCACCCGCTCAAAGACCCTCAGCAGCTCGACCTGTTTAAATAATCCGAAGGACTTCCATGACCCCGCTTGAATTTCTAGCGGTCGTTTTGCCGTCCCCGGACAACGGGCTGTACTGTGCGGCAGAGCTATCAACAAAAAAGAAGGAGCATATCTATGTGCAATACACGGAGGAAATCACCCCCACCATAGACAAATGGGTTCGTCAACAAAAGGACGTGTACTTTGCGGTATCCACCTTTGAGAACAAGGGCAAGCGCACAGCGGACAACGCCCGCTTCATTCGCGCACTGTTCGTTGACATGGATGGGTACGCCACCAAGAAGGACGCAGCCACCGCGCTAAACGAGTTCTTGGCAAAGACAGGTATTGACCTGTTGGGTTCGCCCTACGTTGTCGGTTCTGGTGGTGGGTTGCACTGCTACTGGCCTTTCACACAGGATGTAGCAGTCGATGAGTGGAAGCCTGTGGCGGAGAACTTCAAGCGCTTGTGCAAGCAAGAAGCCTTGAGCATCGACATGACCGTGACAGCAGACGCCGCCCGAGTGTTGCGCGTGCCCGATACGTTCAATCACAAAGAGAAGTACGGCACACCGCGCAAGGTTCGCATACTGGCTGAAGGCGACACCTTTGACTTCCACACACTGGCCGAGCACATCCGCAGCCAACTGAAGGCGCTGCCCCCCATGCTGCCGCCCAAGGGCAAGACGGATTTGGCAATCCCTGGTGAGAGGCCTGTAGCCACGGTGTCTGCAACGACAGTGAAGTTGTTTGAGAACAGCGTTACCAAGTTCAAGAACATCCTGGTCAAGACCAAGGCTGGCAATGGGTGCGCTCAACTCCAGCACTACGCGGAGAACGCCGAGGACGATGGCATGGAGCCGCTGTGGCGTGGGTGGTTGAGCATTGCGCAG